AGTTGCGAGATATTCTAGCCAGTAATGTTGGTGGCGGCACGATGGAACTAGTTTGGGGGCCAGAACTATCCTTCAAAGAATCTAGCAGCGAAGTATACAAATTCCTTGGTTCTGAAAAATATACTTCGGTACTCAATAGTATATATGCTGGGTTGGGTGTTCCTCCAACATTAACTGGTATGGCTACTGGCGGTGGCGGCTTTACTAATAACTTCATTTCGCTCAAAACTCTAGTAGAAAGACTTCAGTATGGTAGAGATCAGTTAACTAGATTTTGGGAAAAAGAAATTGAAATGGTTAGACAGGCTATGGGTTTTAGATACAAAGCCTATATTCAGTTTGATCAAATGACCTTATCTGATGAAGCCGCAGAGAAAGCTCTTCTATTACAACTTGTGGATAGAGATATTATAAGTCAAGAAACTGTTCTTGAAAGATTTAAGGAGATTCCTCAGATCGAAAAGATTAGACTACAAAGAGAATTTGATGAGAGGCAGGGCGAAGATACTCCAGATAAAGCTGGACCATTCCATAACGCTAATCATAAAATGGATTTGGAAAAGATTGCCTTACAGTCAGGAAAAGTAAATCCACAAGACGTTGGTTTAAAAACAAGTGTACCAAAAGATATATTGATGCCAAAACCACCAGCACCCGGTGGTGGTCTTCCAAATGCCCCTAAACCTAGTAATCCAAATGGGCGACCGCTTTTTAAGCAAGATACCGGACCAAGAAAACAAAGGGTGGCAACTCCAAAAAAGAAACCGGGAGTAGCTGAGTTTGTATATTGGGCAGAAGAAAGCTGGAAAGAAATTTCAGACGTTCTTACTAATGCATATTTAAATTCTAAGTCTAAGAAGAACTTAAGGCAGCTAACAAAGTCAGAAGTAAAAGAACTTGAAAAATTTAAAGTAGATGTTCTTACTAATCTAGACATTATGTCTGAGGTAAATGCTACTTCAATAAGAGATATACTTAGTGAAAATAGAAAAACTCCTACAGCGTTTGCCAGCGTTCTACAAGAAGAAAGCATTAATCCAGAGTCAATGAATATAGACAAATACAGAATGCGCGTTATAAGTTTATATATCCAATCACAATTAGCAGAAATGGAAGAATAAAATGGCAGCTGCAAAATATGATTTTGATGTTGAACAGGGTTCTTCTTATAACTTGACATTCATTTATAAAAATAATGCAGGCACAGCAATTAATATTACTGATTGGTGCGCTAGGATTTTAATTACGACCAGTGATAATCAAACAATAACTTACACTTCTGGAAATTCTAATTCAGACTACCAAATGTCTATAGATGGAGTCAATGGTAAGATAACTCTTATGTTACCAGCTTCTACTACTAATAACTTTGCATTCAAAACAGCAAAATATGATTTTGAGTTAGAATCAAATGATATCTTCTATACTAACGGCGGTCGGTATACTACAAGAGTATTATTTGGCCTTATAACAATCATAAAAAGAAATAGCAAAAATTCTACCCAAATGGAGTGCTAAATGAGCAACTACACTATAGAAGTTACTGAAAATGTAGTTAATCTTGATGTTCTCAAAGATCATGATATTATCATAGAGATAAAATCTTCTGATAACTTTATTACATTTGACACTCCCAGTGGCTACCCTATATTATTTACTAGCGGAATTCTTCCCGTCAGTAGAGTTGGTAGTGGATACTTAATTGAAAATTTAACTAGTGGCAACACTATAGTTAGAACATTTGGTAATCAATCAATAAGTGGAATCAAATTATTTAATGATAATGTTATAATATCTGGCTATTTAGCAACTAGATCTGAAGCCTCAAATATTGGAGCTTCTCATTTTCCGGTATTTATATCTGATCCATCTACATTTGCCCGTAATATTCATACTAGAACACCTTCACAATTCAAATCAGACCTTGCTATAAATAATGTTCAAAACATTGCGTTAACTGGCGTAAATTTTTCTGCTGGTAGCGGCTTAATTGGTGGCGGTAATTTATCAGCTAATAGAAGCTTTGACATTGGACAGGGCGACGGTTTAGTTGTAAGTGCTGATAATATTGCTGTTGATTCTACCGTTGTAAGAACAACTGGTGAACAAACTCTCTCTGGCGGTAAAACTTTCAGTGGAACTGGAATAAAAATAACAACTGGTGCAATAGGAATAAATCGTAAAGATATTATTTTAAAAGGTAATACAGGAACATTATTTAATAATACTATAACTATTACTCCAACAAATAATCTTTATACTGATAGAGTTTACTATCTTCCAGAGGCTGGTGTTGATGCAGACTTTGTTATGACCGCTGGAAGTCAAATCATTACTGGACAAAAAACTTTTACTAGTACAGTTATATTTAATAGTGGCACTTTTCAATCTCTTAAACTTGGTGGTATTGATGTTTCTGTTAGCGGCCATACTCATACCTCCTCAAGCATAACTGATTTCAATAGTAGTGTTAGTGGATTATTACCAATAACATTATTAACCGCTGGTAGTGGTATTGGTATATCTGGCGTTGGTTCTAATTATACAATATCTACTACTGGAACATTTGGTTTAACTCAAACTCAAGTAGATTCTAGAGTAAATACTTTAACTAGTGGAATTTATGCTCCTCTCACTGGGGCTGTTTTTACTGGTATCATTAGTGGACCAAGTGGTAGTTTTACATCTTTAAAAGTATCTAATGTCGATGTTTCTGTTAGTGGACATACTCACAATATAGCTGATATTACGTCACTTCAAACAACTCTTGACAATAAACAACCTTCTGGAAATTACGCACTTAGTTCTCACACTCATGCGTCTAGCAATATTACAGATTTCAATAGTAGTGTAAGTGGGCTAGTGAATGGCATATATGCCCCATTAAGTAGTCCATCGTTCAGCGGAGTTCCATTAACTCCAACAGCAACTGCTGGAACTAATAGTACTCAAATTGCTAGTACAGCATTTGTTCGCACAGAAATAAGTAATTTAGTGGCTTCTGCTCCAACTGCACTAGATACTCTCAACGAATTAGCAACTGCTTTAGGTAATGATGCTAATTTCTCTACCACCGTCACAAATAATCTTGCTGGAAAAGCTAATCTAAGTGGTGCAACATTTACTGGAAGTATTAGTGGCCCCAGCGGAAACTTTACTTCACTAAAAGTTAACAATGTTGATGTTAGTGCTAATGGTCATACTCACACTATATCTGATATTACTAACCTCCAAACCGCGCTTGATGGAAAGCAACCCTCTGGTAATTATGCAGCAAGTTCCCACACTCATACTAGCTCTAATATAACAGATTTTAATTCTTCCGTTAGTGGTTTATTACCAGTTAAAAATATTCTTGCTGGTTATGATATTAATATTACTAATAATAGCGGCGTTTATACCGTTGCTTCTACAAACTTAGTTCACGTTGACAGTCAACAGCCTCAAGGATTTGTCAATAGAACTGATAGTAGAATTAGTGTTAGTGGTAACATATTTAGAATAGAACCCACAGGAAGTTCATATAGTTATTACAATAAAGGCATCAAAGTTGTTAAAACTAGTGGTGATAGTTTAACTATACCTAATCTTACTCAAATTAATTATATTCATTTTGATACTGTTAATAATCAAATATCAAATAAAACTACAAGCTTTGATTTTAGTAGTGATATTCCTATCGCATATGTAGCTTGGAACAGTGGAGTTGGTCCTAGTGGACAAATGACTTTTTTTGCTGAAGAACGTCACGGTATTGTGATGGATACTAGCACTCACAAGTGGATTCATAATACTTTTGGCTCACAATATGTTGGCGGTTTGAGCATTGGTAATTACTCTACTAGCGGAAATGGAAATAGCAATAGCGATGCTACAATAGCGATTGGTAATGGTACTCTTTATCAAGAAGATATTGAGATAAATATTACTAATAGTCCTAGCACTGATCCGTTCTGTCAAGAGTTAAGTCCGATTGCTCAAATTCCAGTTTATTATCACCAAGGAAACACTGGTCAGTGGGTTAAGAATACCGCCACAAATTATCCAGTAAAGTATGGAGTTAATGGTCCACAGTATAACTTATTAAGCGGTGGAACTTGGACAACTCCAGATGTTAGTCCCGGTGGAGCAACAAGATATTTCGCAGTATGGATTCTTGCAACTAATCAGATTGATGATCCTATAATTAGTATTATGGGTCAGAGAGTAGACAGCAATCCCGGCTCTGCTGAAAGTAATAACTCTTGGAGTGATGTTAATCTTACTAATCTTCCATTAAGCGAAGTTAAACCTCTTTATCGACTAATATTTGCTGGTGATAGTGATTTTACTAACACTCCAAAATGCTATTTATATAGTATTCTTGATATACGAGTATCTGTGATTAGTACTATTGCTGGAGTTTCTCAGAATGATCACGGCAGCTTATTCGGATTAGGTGATGATGATCACTCTCAATATTTACATGTTGATAATGCACGAACGGTTAATGCAATTCATAACTTCGTTAATGGATTAACCGTTAATGGTACTAGTGTAAGCGTTAGCGGCCATACTCATACATCATCAAATATTACTGATTTCAATAGTAGCGTAAGTGGACTACTACCGGTAGGGACTGCTAATTATTTAAGCAAGTTTGGAACTGGTGGTAGCGGACTAGGTAATAGTTTAATTTATGATAATGGTACTAATGTTGGTATTGGAACAAGTGTACCACAAGCGGGATACAAATTAGATGTTAATGGATCAGCAGTAATAAGAGGTAGTATTCTCACTAATGCTACAATTACAGAGTTTGGAAATTCTAGGTATCAGTTACATAGCGGAGCATCAACTAATCAAGTATCTTATGTTTGTAATGGAGGCGGAAGATTTGGTGTTGGTTTTACCGCACCTAGCGGTTTAGTAGCAATTAGTGGTGGAGTATCTATAGGATCAGCATATAATGTAACTTCTCCAACTAATGGTTTGATTGTAGAGGGAAACGTTGGTATTGGAACCACCACTCCAAGCGGAGCTTTGCATGTTGTTGGAGATACTTATATTGATAATAGTGCTAAACTCTATATTGTAGGAAGCGGAACATCAAAAACTAGAAATTTTATTTGGAGTGGTACTAACGGTAATCTAGAAATTAATGCTAATGGTCCTAGTGTAGTATTTTCTCCAGATGGTGGCTATGTTGATCTTGGAAGAACGGTATCTCAATATATTAATATAGGACATGGATATCTTAATGCGGGAGCAAATAATCAGCATGTAAGATTCACTCCCGGCGGCGTTGAACTAATGAGGATGACTAATTCTGGTACTATTGGTATTGGAACAACAAGCCCACTTGGCACATGCAGATTAACTATTGCTGGTTCTGGATCAACAAGTGCTAGTTCAGCACTTAATGTGGTCAATAGTGGAAACAGCCCATTATTATTTGTTAGAAACGATGGTAATGTTGGTATAGGTAATAATAATCCATCCTATCGCTTAGATGTTACTGGTAGCGGTAGATTTATAGGAACTGGATCTTCTTTAATTTTGAATGCCGATGGAAATGTCGCTGGATCTCCATCAATAGAAGCCACAAGCACATATTCAGATATAAACATTAAGGTTGGTGGTCAAAATATTTTTAGAGGTTTAGATGGCTGGACAGGAACATGGGCTGACTCTGTTGCAACCACATATTTTCAAGTTGGTCGAGCCGCTGGTAATACAATATTTACATCTTTAGTGGGAAATAACTTTAATAGATTAGCATTTGCTTCATCAAAAACACTATTTACTAATTCTACATCTAGCATAGCAATACCATCTGGCTACTTCAATATAGTTAGAAATTCTAATAGTTTGTTCAATGTGATGGATGATGGTAAAGTTGGCATTGGAACTCAAACTCCAAGTGCTCAACTACACGTTATAGGTAGTGGAGTAATTAGTAGTGGATTAATTGTCAATGGTAATCTTACTTTTGATAGTTTCACAGAAAGCGTTGTGGCTATTGGAAATAGTAGCACATCTCAAACAATAAGCTTAACTAGTGGAACTGTTCAAACATGCACACTAACTGGTAATTGTACATTTACCATGCCAACAGCAACTGCTGGCAAGAGTTTTAGTTTGTTTCTTAATAGTGGCTCTGGAAATTATACTGCCACTTTTACTGGAGTAAGATGGGCCGATAGTGCCATTCCAACAGCAACAATTACCGCTAGTAAAGTTGATATATATAGTTTTATTAGTGATGGAACCTATTGGTACGGCAGCTTCTCTCAAAACTATGGGTGATAAATGTTTAGTATAAGACAAAATACATTCCAAAGATCAACACGACTTCCTAAAAAAAGTCAATTATTGACTATGGATGTTATTTATAAAGGTCAGCCGTTTGTAGAAGTTGTTGCAACTAATAGTGATGCACTTAGTCTTGATATTATAAAGCAGGCCCAACCCTTCATTCCCGCATTCGATAATACCAAAAAATCATCTCAGTTAATATTAAGTGGTAATAATCATCCAGATGTTCAGCTATGGCTAAATAATGTTCAAGCCAATGGTGGAAGTGCTAGTGCTGGAACAATTACGGCTTTAAACACTTTTTGCAATAGCATAGATAGTGCTGGGTTGAGGAGCAAATTTTATAGACTTAATTTATTTTGTGGAGATAATTTAAATTCTGCACTAGTGCCAATATATTTATCTACAAATTGGTTATCTCCATCCTATGGTTTTGGCAAAGACATTAACTACAATTTTGTTAGTGGAGATTATTCAGAAACTGGCAGTAATGCTGGATTAACTTCTAGTGGAGCTGATCCCACCCAGCAAAATGTTGGAACTAAGTATTTAGATACTGGATTTTCTCCTTCTATGGTTGGAGCTATTGGTTCACTAATAGATAATTTACATATAGCAGCTACTGTTTCCACAACAGCAATATCTGCGGCTGGACAAACTATAGTTTATTCTACATCTTCATATGTTGATGTATGGATATTATCAATTCAATTACTAAGCGGATATGCCAATGTAAGATCCACAATAACCCAGAATGGTATAAATGCTCAATTAAGTCCACTGTCAACAGGTCTAGTATCTCCAGCGACTCATTTAATTAATTCTAGATTAACAACAACAGATTCTAGAGTCTATCAAGGTGGATCACAGATTGGAAGTACTAACACCACACCAGTTACTGCCACCTTAACGCGATTTACTCCAACATTTTTGCTATTTAGACAAAGTGCTGGATATTATAGTAATCTACGATTAAGTGACTATTCATTGGGACAAGGATTGACAATATCAGAAGCTTCATCATACAACAGTATATTACAAACATTTAAAAATTCATTAAATAGGACTTGATATGCCAACATTCTTTTTAGACAGTGAAAATGGTGATGATAACTTTAGTGGAACTAGCTTTGCTCTTTTGGCTAGTGGTACAGACGGAGCTTTAGCTGCTGGATCTAGTAACGTTTTTGGCATATTAACATCAGCAAGCGCAAATTTTCCAAATAATAATACTATAGCTCCTACCAAAAATCTTGCTTGGTATAGTAATTGTTTGTATCTTAACGGCGGATTAACAGCAGCAAAAATTGGTAAAGAATCCATAGCTGGTCCAAGTGGAATTGATGCTACCGTTTATAAATTGTCAGAAGCCGCTCCACTCACAAATAATATGAGATTTTGGCAAGCAACAAGTTTGTATACTCCATGGAATACTGGAAGTCAGTATACTATCTCTGTTTATGTTAAAGCTGCGGAAAAAATTAAGGTATTATTGAGACTTGCTAGTGATTCTAAAACCGCTAGATATAATCTTAGCACAGGAGTTGTTGAAGCCACAGGTGCTGATCCTTCTGTGTCTTCTAACATAGTAAATGCTGGCAATGGATGGTATAGATTATTATTAACAGCAAATACTAGCGGAAGTATTGGTTCTTTGGCCGCAGATACTTTAGAAATAGCTCTACTTCCAAGTTCATCTACCGCTTTAAATTTGGCTGGCTATGAAGGAAATGATGTTGATGGTGTTTATATCTGTGGCCTTCAGATAGAAGCAGGATCATCTGCTACGTCATACGAAAAACCTCCAGAACAACTTTTAAATATATTCAATGGTACTAATTATACTCCACTTAATATAACACAAAGAATAGATTCTACTAATTTAAGAGTAGTAATAGTAAATGGTGCGGGTCTTAACGTTTCTACTCAAACTAATAGACAATATTATATTGGAGGAAGATGCAAAACATTCACAACTGTTACTAATGCTAATGGTATTGCGCCAGCAAAATTAATACCCGGTGACACAGTTAGAATTATGGGAAGTCCAGCACCAACTATAGTTGGAAGTGGAACATGGTCAACCCTTAGCGGTAGAGTTGGAGCAGGAACTAGCAATGTGGTTACTGCCACAAATGCTAGCCCCATAAGAGTAACTTGTGCTAGCACAATGGCTTCTTTGGGTATAGGTGACGGAGATACAGTTTTAGTTAATCTCGTTACTTCAACTGGTGGAAATACTAATGCTAATGGAGTGTGGACAGTTTCAAATGTCAGTGGCAGCAGTTGCGATCTTGTGGGATCTAGTGGTAATTTTAATCAAACAGCTAGTAATGGTATCTTAAGAAAGATGACTCATAGGGTTGTTACATTAAATAGTGCTGTTACAGCAAATATAGCTAGTTGTGGCAATAGAGGAACAGCATCTAATCCAAGAACAGTATGGACAGCTGCTACTAATGTCACAACTTCGTTATCTACTATAGATGTTGCTGCTGGAGATTCTAAAGAAGGAGACTGTTCTGATAGTATTGCTATTGGGGCAGCATTTGTCACCGGTAAGGCCGCATACAAATCAACGGGAACCCTTAATCTAAGCGGCTATCAACAGCTTAGTTTTTATATTAAACAAACTGCTGGTACTTCAACTGTAAATGGCGATATTAGTCTACGATTATGCTCTGATGCAACTGGAGATACTACAGTACATACATTTAATATTCCAGCAATAGTTGTTAACAATAACTGGATTCCTTTTACAATTGATCTTGGATCATCGATGAGTAGTACCATTAATAGTATTGCTTTATATGTTGACACTGATCGTGGCGCACAGACATTTTTACTTAGTAATATAATTGCTTGCAAAGCTCCATCCTTACCAGATAGTTTAAATCTTCAATCTTTGATTAGCAAAAATACTACTGATGAGTTATGGTATCCTATTATGAGCATTAACGGAACTAGAGTAATGATTGGTCAAGGGGCCAATCTTGGTATCAATACTTCAAGTACCACACATAGAGGAGGTTATTATGGAGTTACAGAAAATGTTACTACATATAAACGAGAAAGTATAAAAACTCCAATATTAAATACCGTTTCAACTGTTAATCAAAGTTTTGCCGAAGGTGGATTTGTCGGAAATTATATTAATTATGAATTTGGATGGGATAGAACCAACATGAGTGTTCAAAATCTTGATACATTCTATGATGGTCTTAACGGTTTTGGATATTGTTTTGCTTCCAGTAATTTCAATTATATACGAATAAACAAATTAGGAATGGTAAGATATCACAGAACACTGAGACTAGCCGGATGTGCTTTTGGCAATCATGGAACAATAGAATCCGTTGGTTCTTCTGAATATTCTTTTGATATTACTGGCGGTACTAGTGAAAATATATTTGACGTTTTAAAGAGTTCTAGCTCGTCTTCGCAGGGACTTGCATTGAGTTTTGGTTGTAATGGAAATATATTTAACAAATTTATAGGTACTAATCATGCTAATAATTCAATATTTATGACTCAGGGTTGTGGATATAATAGATTTAATTATATATTGTCAGCACATAATAATTATAGTATTTTTATAGATGGTGGTTCTAATAATACTTTCATAAATGGTAACTTTATTCAAAATGCTGGTGACGCAGTAAGATACTATGTTGCAGATAATGAAAATTATGTTAACTGTACAACCACTAACAATGGAAGTACCTATGGAATGTATTTATTTAATGGCGAAATATTCTTAAAAAATTGCACTATAAATGACAGTTTAGAATTCGGTTGTTATACTTGGGGAAATAGTAGAATATATAGTTCTAATCATGATAATACTAGCGGCAATTATTTAATAACAACAGATGCCGGAATTATACGCGCACAAACAAATGTTAGAAAAACTAATTCTGGATACTCATGGAGTTTGGCCCCAACAAGCACTACTTTTAGAGGATCTTTTTATCCATTAGATTTTAAGATAGCTACAGTAGCAGTTAATGCAAACGCTTTGGTTACAATAAAAGCATGGATGAGAAGAAATAATGATTTGCTAAACTTGGGACTAAGAATTAAGGGTGGACAAATAGCTGGCGTTCCTAATGATATTACAAGTTATGTGACATCAACTTTGGACACTTGGCAGCAAGTTACTCTAACTTTTACTCCTACCGAAGTTGGAGTAGTAGACATATCAGCAGAATGTTGGGGTGGTTCATCTTATACTGGATACGTAGACGATCTCACTATAATACAAGCATAGGTGAAATATGAATTATACTATTACCGAAGTCTTTCTTGATCCCGCGAATAAATATAGGGCGAGAGTTGCTATTGATGAAAATTCAACTCAATTTTTCAAATTTGATCATTATCCAACTCAAGAAGAAGTTAACGAAGTTGTTATAAACTACATATCAAGCATAAATAATGGAGAAATAATATGAGTATTTTAGATGGTAACGTTCAGCCAAACCTAGCAGAACAGTCCGCTAAACAAATCATTAATCAAGCCCGTCAGACTTTTCATCAAATAACTGACTCTTTTAATGATGGTACGGTCTTATTTTGGAGCAATCCTTATGGATTAAAACCATCAGAAATTGCTGAAGCCCTTGGACCAAACGCCGTGGAAGTATTTAAATTACACTATGCTTTAGGCCAATTTATTGCTAGTATAAAGCCCGAAGCAATATATAATTCATTATCTTTAGTTGGTCAATTTACTATGAATGAAGATGGAACTGTAACAGTTATCGATAATGATAACCTCCCGCCGGTTACTCCTCAAGATTTTAATGCCTCACTAACTGGTGATCGTTAAGTAATCAATTTAATATGTTTATACGATTTTTGTGTATATTATCTTGAGAGACACCAAGGAAAAAATATGAAGATATATGCACAAGAAATAGCTGACGGAGTATCAGAACGTATCAAAAGTGATACGACTGTAGCTTATTGTTCGCAAGCTGTGTTAACAACCGAAACAAATTCAATTAAGCGATTGATTGATAAAGTAAAGGCTTCTAGCAATCCTAATCAAATTGATCTTTACTATATCAAATCAATTCTTGTTTCTACTGGGTGGAATAAAAACGACGATGTTTTCGATCCGCAGCAAACTTGGGCGGCTCGTAGTACCCCAGAAGATAAACAATTCAACTTAATGCATAATGAAAATGACATCATAGGACATATCACTGGAAGTTATGTTGTTGATCAAGATGGCAATAAAATCGGCGCAACTGAAAATGATGACGCCCCATCTCAGTTCGATATCGTAACCGAAGCTGTAATTTATAACAGCTGGACTAATCCAGAGAACAGAGAGAGGATGAGTAAGATTATATCAGAGATAGAGCAAGGCAAGTGGTTCGTTTCGATGGAATGTTTATTCGCCGGTTTTGATTACTCCGTTAAAGACACCTCTGGTCAAACCAAGGTTATAGCACGAAGTGAAGACTCGGCATTTTTAACAAAACATCTTAGAGCATACGGTGGAACCGGAGAATACGAAGGCTATCAAATTGGTAGATTATTGAGAGATATTTCTTTTTCTGGTAAGGGTTTAGTATCCAGACCAGCAAATCCTAGAAGTATAATTCTTGATTCTAGCAAGGCTTTCTCTGTTAATGAAGAACAAACTATTTCCAATGTTTCAGAAGGAGAAGTTAATATGTCAGAAAACATCGAAGAGAAGCAGCTAGATACTGCCCCAGTGGTAGAAGAAGCTGTACAAGTTGTAGCTGTAGCCGAAGAAGTCAAGGTTGAAAATAATACTTCAGAATTAGAGGCCGCTTTAGCTGCTAAAGATACTGAAATTCAAGCTTATGCTTCAAAGGTAACAACATTAGAAGAGACTATTGCTAACTTACAAAAAGATTTAGCAGCAGTGAACAAGGATATGGAAGAAATGAAGAAAAAGGAAAAAGATCGTAGCCGTAAAGAAAAATTAGTTATGGCCGGTTTTGAAGATGCAGAAGCCGACGAATCGCTCTCGCTATATGACGCATTAAGTGACGAAGCTTTTGAAGCTGTTGTTGCTGCAATGAAGAAGAAGTGGGGAGCAATGAAGGACAAGATGATGAAAGAAGATAAAGAAGAAAAGAAGGAAATGGCTTCAGAAGTCGCTGCTACAGAAGAAAAGACTGAAGTAGCAGAAGAGTCAACTGCTCAACTTTTTGAAGAAGTTAAATCAACAGAAGCCACTCTCGTAGATGCTTCTGATGAAGGTGAAGAAATAGAGGCCACAAGAGCTAGTGTGGCAGAGTGGCTAACAAACAACGTTTTACGTAATAAGTGATAAAAGGAGAAAAACTATGGCCCTAAAAGCAGATAGATATGAGCTTCAAACTGATATCAGTTTCTTCTACAATGCCGGGACAGCAACTCGCGGCGGTGTAGTATGTCATGATACAGCTGGTTCGGGTGCAGCTATGGATCAAGGTGTTAACCTTGTTAAGTATGCTACATCAGGCGTTCCAGTTGGCGTTTTATTAAATGATGTAGTAAATAAGGATCTAACCCGTACTCATCTTAATCAGTATAAGGATGAAGTTCAGAAGGGTGGTAAGGTTACAGTACTCCGCAAGGGTTATGTTGTAACTAACAGCGTCACTGGAACACCTAGTGCCGGTGCAACAGCTTATCGCTGCACAGTAACTGCTGGAAATTTCAGCACAGTTGCTAGCGGCAATGCTGTTGGTGGATTCATGACCAGCAAAGATGCTGACGGTTATGCCAAAGTCGAAGTAAACCTTCCCTGACTAATATAAACAAGGAGAATTAAACATGCCAATAACAGAAAGACCCAGCGATGATTTTATCGCTCTCCTACGTAAGTCAGGGGATGCCGATATCAATGTGGCTATGGCCGCTCAACGTGAGTTTGCCAAAGCACTAGAACTCCCACTCCGTAAGGGCGTTTTAGTCGGTAATGTACTCGGTAATATTTTCGAAACCATCAATGTAGAAGCCGGTTCAACAACCGAATTCCCTCTTGATCTTATCTCCCCCGGCCTTGAAGGTGAGCATGTTGCTTACACCAATCCCGGTCACGGTAGAATTCCAGAGCGTTCGGTCGAAGGCGACTACGTGATGATTCCCACCTACACAATCGCTTCATCGGTTGACTATCTTCTTCGCTTTGCCCGCGAAGCCAGATGGGATATCGTTGGTCGTGCAATGCAGGTGATGGAAGCCGGTTTCACCAAGAAGATGAACGATGACGGCTGGCACACTCTTCTCGCCGCTGGCGTTGATCGTAACATCCTCGTCTATGATGCTGATGCAACAGCTGGTCTATTCTCAAAGAGATTAGTATCACTTATGCAGACAGTTATGCGTAGAAACTCGGGTGGTAACTCGGCATCAGTTGGTCGTGGCCGTCTAACCGATATGTATCTATCGCCAGAAGCTTTAGAAGACATTCGTAACTGGGGTCTAGATCAAGTTGATGATGTTACTCGTCGTGAAATCTATAATGCTGATCCAGCTGCGGCTGTTATCACCAGAATCTTTGGCGTTAACCTACATGACCTAGACGAACTAGGCGAAGGTCAACAGTACCAGAGCTTCTTTTCAACTGACCTCGGCGGTGCATTAGCAACAGGCGGTGACGTTGAACTCGTAGTTGGTCTTGATCAGTCGAGTAATGATAGCTTTGTAATGCCCGTTAAGCAGCAGCTACAGGTATTCGAAGATCCAACCCTACATCGTCAGCAACGCGCTGGCTATTACGGCTGGGCTGAACTCGGCTTTGGTGTTCTAGATAATCGTAGAGTGATCCTTGGCTCATTCTAATCTAGATATCTAAAGATATCGGTCGCAATCAAGCCATCCTCAAGCGATTGGGGGTGGCTTTTTTGTGTATAATAACTTAGATAACGTTATCCAAGGATATGAATAGGAGAAAAATATGGCCGCACTATCGGATTATCTTGAGTCTGGATTATTGAGTCACATATTTAGAGATACAGCTTTCCCCAGACCTTCTACCATAGCAATTGCCTTAACTAGCGGTGTTCCACTTGATTCCGACACTGGGTTAACAATCCCAGAACTACCGTCTGGAGTAAGGAGTGGCTTAAACTTTGTTCCAACAAATTATAGTCGAATTGTTTTAGGCCCACCAGCTACTAGTGGTGATAGGGCATGGAATTCTGTTGGATTAGATACTCTAACTGCCTATACTGTCTCTGGAACCAGACATGACAATACACCGGGATATTTTTATCCACTATATTTAACATCTACTGCGGCAAATAGTAATAGTACAGCCGGTGGCGGTAATGGCAGTAGTCTGTCTATAATATTTAAAGAATTTCCATCTGTGATGTTCTTTGCTCCAGTTGGAGGAAACATATTTCAGTCTGGTGTTTCAGTGCAGTCAAGTTATCAGTCATATGAAGGTAATGGATTTATTAAAAATAAAAATCAAATGATATTTAATACTGCTATCACTGAGTGGGGTTGGGTTTCTGGCATAGCTATTTTAGATCATGAGTCCGTTGGTTCTGGTAATCTTCTAATGTATGCTAAGTTAAATAATCCGCGATACGTTTACCTTGGAGATAATATAAGATTTGATGCTAATTCATTAGAAATAAGCCTAAAATAGTAACTGGAGCTTAATATGATATTAAGCAAGTCTCAACTTGTAAATAATATTAATAGTGATATATCTGATCAATCATATGGTCAAATATCGCCCTATGACATTAGACATAATTTATTAGATATAATAGATTCTGTACATAACCTTACCTTTTCTCAAGAATTAAAATCTCTTAATTTAGCTACATTTCCATCTGGAAATACAAAGCTTGGCCAGTTAACTCTAGAGAATATTAATTTAGATGGTTATAATAGTCAAGACAATACAGCAATTGGATATTCTGTATTAAAATCTAACTATCAAGGCATTAGAAATACAGCCGTTGGCTCTTACTCTTTATCTTGCAATATATATGGAGAGGGTAATGTTGCTTTAGGTTATAATGCGTTAGCGGGCAATACTGTTGGTAATTTGAATATTGGGCTTGGTAGCTACACTCTTCATAACAATAAATCTGGAAATGGTAATGTAGCAATTGGGCATGGTGCTGGATACTACATTGGTAAAAATACTAGCAACAAATTATTTATTGCTCATCACGCTGTTGACGGAGATTATATCTGCAATAATCCCAATGGAACCGGCTTGACACCATTGTTACAAGGCGATTTTTCTAGTTTGCAATTAGGAGTTGGAGTAAAAACCCTTCACGCATTTGGCGCACTCCAAGTTGGTGGCGATTTAACGCCTTCTGGTAATAATGTATTAAACATTGGACACCAATTATATAATTGGAAGAGTTTATATCTTTCAAGCTCTTTAAATTTTGCTAATAATTCTTCAATAAGTGCATATAGTCCAACCGGAATTCTAGTTAGTGGATCATTATTTGTACCCATTAATAATCACTATGAGCTTGGATCTTCTACAAATAAATGGAAACGTGGTTATTTTCAAAATCTTACAGTTGACGGTACGGCTAACATAGGAACTGTAACATACAATGATACTCAAGTGTATAATGGTATTAAAATCTATTTAGCAACAGACTCTAATTTACAACCACAATATTCTGATGCAAACTTATTAGGTGGCGGATTATTTATAAAGTCTTCTGACAATAGAGAATATTCTTTAAGTTACTTTCCGCCAAGCTCTGGTATGCCATGCTTTACTGATAGTTATGATAAATCTACATTTAGAAGTAACATTAGCTTCCAAGTTCCAAGTTCATCTTACATAAAAACTAATAGTATAATTTCGTATAGTTCAGATGCATTTAATGATAGTGACTGTTATGGCCTATTCTTCAATAGTGGTATAACATATATATCAAGAAAAAATGTTTTAAATGTTAATCCCGGCTTGCCAAATGGTCATATTGCTGGTATAGGAAATGTAAATTTTATATCCAACTCTGGGGAAGTACAAAACTATAGTGTTTCAATATCTTCGTTAGAGTCTGGCGTGAGCGTTAGTCAAAGATTCTTATCTGGAACAAAGTCAAGACAAAAAGACGTTGTGACTAACAAAGATAAACTTTCTGGATTTGAGCTTAAATATATCAATGACACTAATAACAATGATCTTGATGATCGTTTAGTCATTGGTTCTTATAATAAAACCCCCAATTTTGTTAACGGTATGATTCTTATGAAAGAGTCTACCGGCGGGTCTGTTATGTCTATTACCAATATACCAGAAGTTACAGAAAATGTGTTACCAAACACTATTTTCAATGTCAGATCTAAGAATGATTGTATTGCTAGATTTACTTCTGAAAATAACGCATATTATAAATCAGCCATTCAGCTTCTTGGATCTGCTAACTGTGAGGCTAGCGGTTTAGAAATTTCTTATCTAAACAATAGCGGTGTTGCCGATGTAACAGTTTATAGGGACTCTAATCCTATCAACTTCATTAGAATGAAAGACACCAAAGAGATTGGAATACTTTCTAGTGGAATTATCAATGCAACTATTACAATTGGAAACAGCGGAACAGCCAAGCTTCCGGTTATAAGCATAAAAGATAATCTATGGGTTGGAAATTCTATAGTAGCTCCTTCAGTTGGGTATGGAAAATTATACAACTTTAGAGCTGAAAAAGGATTTGCTGATCAGTATAATTCACTATATTTTATGGATGGTTCTGGCAATTCTACTGATTTAGTAGTAAATAAACTTGATAACGTAGACGCTAGAGCTATTTATACAGATGGAAGTGGAAATACTTTTGCTGGATATTTATCTCCATCTGGCAGAAAAACTATAACTGGGGCAGCTAAAAACAATATTTCCTATGGCTACAAAGCACTTTATAGTATTTCATCTGGCTCTGGCAACCTAGCAATAGGATACAGCCCCCTTTATGATTTAGTCTTAGGAAATAACAATATTGTAATTGGCGATTCATCTGCCAGTGGATTAGTTAATACATCCAGCAATATCATAATTGGTAATCAATCATTCAACAAGACTTCTGATCTAGCCAACACTAGTGGTAATATAGTAATTGGTCATAATATTGGTGCTAGTAACAGTGGTTCACACAACTTCTTGGTTGGGAATAATGGCTTAGTTCTATTAGATGGTAAGCTTGGCCCAACTAATTCTGATAAAAGATTAACTCTTCCTAGCGGCGGAAGATTATACATTAATAATGCTAATGATACTGATAGTTTGTGCTTAAAATCTAATGTTATAGAAATTATTGATAGTGGCGGCAATAACTATCCAGATAATACTTTAACTTTTAGATTTATTGGAAATAATTCAGCAGACCTTTTAATTCTAAGTCACGACTCACTTGGACCATCAGATTATATTGCTACTTGGGGCTACCCAAAGACATTCAATAATCTTAATTATTATAATGATGAATATTGGTTTCCAACCGTTGGTCTTTCTGGAGAAGTTACTCCTAATGCCATTAGCAATAAAGAGCCAAAACCTTATTCACAGCTAAATGGAAATTTTAAGCTAAAAGGCAATATACAATTTGGCGATGGCACATATCTTGGTAGCTCCAAGCCCATAATCAAAAATACTTTACTTGCAAATAGCGGCATAGCACTTGGAAATAGTGGCATATCTCTTGCCAATAGCGGAATATCAAGAATAAATAGTGCTATTATTGAAGGATTCATGCCCGATGGCTTACAAGCTCCAGCCAATGCCTCTACTAAGACTAGCGGCATCTTAATACTAAAAGACAGTAATTGGGCAAATTCTGGAGACATTTTTGTTATTAATAGAGACACTACATCAGTAATACATTCTGGAGCTTATGTGATAGCTGCTAGGATAAATAATGAATATAAACCCATTTGGATTAGTGCAAGTAGTACGCCATGCACATGCTGTAACAATTAAAGGGCTTCCATATGGGAAAACCATTTAACCCATGCTTCAAGAATCCATCTCCATATATTGTATATACTCAGCCGGGATTAACAACTCTACCGCCACAAGCAGAAGATTTTTTTGCACTGTCAGATTCTTATCATGAATGTGTTCAAGTTTCAGACAGCAAAATTAGAAATTTTCACGAAAAATCTGATACTTTAACTTCTACATCAATAAAAGTTTCTGATATAAGTATTAATGATTTTGGATGTGATGATTTCTATTTGTCTGTGTCTGGTGTAAATAATGACTTTTTCAAAATAAATAACAATAAGTTATATTTTGACTATCTTTATTCAACAAAAAATAAATATGAAGCTTATGTAAATACTGTCAATATAAATGGAGAACTCTTAAATTCAACTTTATTTACTCTGAATGTAGAACCCCCCTGTTATTATTGTGTAGATTTATACGATGGTTATTATTGTGTTGATGTAGATGGATACTACTGTGTAGAAATAGATGATGGTTATTACTGCGTAGAAACCCCCAACCCAGATCCTTACTACTGTGTAAGAATCAAAGATTCTTAAGGAGAAAACATGAGAACTTGCATACATAGTTCAGCATATAATCCATCTGTACACACTATACTTGGTGGTCCATATTCATCCACAAGTCAGTGTGAATCTGTGTGTAGTTCACCGTCTACTACATTACCCCCTATTACAACAACACCCAATCCAAACTTTACATTATTACCTCCAATAGTTCCTTTTATGAATGGAAGTAATTTATTTAACATTAACAATGTTCCAGTTAGGGTATTTACACAATATGCTCCAGATAATCAAACTTTAGGTTCATATACTGATTTTCCAAGCTTTACGATGGATGCTAAAAGTAATTATGATTTAATGTCTTTGTTTGCAGATACTGACCCAACTCTACTAACCCCATCTCAAATAAAGCCTTTTAGTGTGAATTCACAAACTTTTGTGATTGACCGGGGTGGAATAATTAAAGCTAGATTTATTTATGTTGGGTCTAATTCTAGTCAAATCAGTGCTTATTCTCTTACTTCTTACGCTGGTACTATTACTAATACTCCTGTATATCCAACTTACTCAAATACTGATAATATACTATCCCCTATTTTTAGCAATAAAAAGATATATAATCCAAATTACTTTACTGTTATTGCTCTTATTGAATATGCGTATTATTATTCAACTCCTAATTTATTGACACAGGAAAGAAATTGGACAAATTATCGTTTGTCTCCAGTAGTTATTGGGGCAAATTCATTTTCAAATGACATAACTACACTCAGTAATAATGTCAGTATAGTTTCCAAACCATTACGTGCCAGATTTGTGAGAAATGACCTTACTAATACGTCTGTGAGTAGCTACGGTAACAATTATGCCTAGTTATGTTTGTTTAAAATCTTCTCAGATTAACCTATCTTTACATGAGATAGTGAGCGGGCCATATGATGAGCCACCTTGTGGTGGTTTGTGCTATGAGCCTCCCACAACCACTAACACCACTATACCGCCAACCACAACTGTAGCACCAACTACCACCACGGTAGCACCAACTACCACCACGGTAGCACCAACTACCACTACTGTAGCACCAACTACCACTACTGTAGCACCAACTACCACTACTGTAGCACCAACTACCACAACTGTAGCACCAACTACCACCACGGTAGCACCAACTACCACTACTGTAGCACCAACTACCACTACTGTAGCACCAACTACCACAACTGTAGCACCAACTACCACCACGGTAGCACCAACTACCACCACGGTAGCACCAACTACCACTACTGTAGCACCAACTACCACTACTGTAGCACCAACTACCACTACTGTAGCACCAACTACCAC